GTGCTTATTTCTGATGGTATCGCTGTTCCTTTTTCTGACTTTCTTACAACGTACCAGTCATAAACTGCAAGTCTTGACCCAGCTTCATTTTTAACAGCATTTTTAAGAACAGTTTTTAAACCATAAGTTATATTCTGAGAACCATCTGCATTTTTTACTAATTCACCTGTTGTAGGGTCAACTGTATTTTTGTCATCTAATTCTTTAGCTGTACCATCTGAATAATAAAACCTAGAGTCATAAACACTAGGATCTGCGACTTCTTTTATACCCACAGCAGTTTTTTCCTCTGCTGTGCTTAAATTAAGCCAATTCGCAGGATAGTTTATTTCACCAATAGAAAAAGCTGTGCCTACTGGTATTGGAGTTCCGTCTGTTAATTGAAATGCCATAACTATATATTACCTTGCCCTTGCATATTTGAAAGCATTTTCCGCAAAAGCAAAAAAGAAGTATTCACCTGAACCAGCATTAACAATATCAAAAGCACTTCGCATTTTGAAACCAACAGCACAAAAATCAATATTTACTTGTGATGTTGTACTTTCTGAGTCTTGCGTTTCAATTTTTAGAAAATCATCAATTACGTTAGTTGTTGACCTAGCAGCATCATAAATTACCCAGTGATTACCAGAATCACTTCTTTTTATTACTACATATCGTGGTCTAAATCCACAATAAATAAATGCTCCATCAGCATTACCATTTCCATGAAATATACCAAATTTACTAAAACCAAAAACTTCAGCAAAACAATAGCAAATATAGGGATTAGACGAAACATTTACAGCCACGTCATTTCCAACACTTAAAACAGAACTTGTAGGCTCAGTGTCATTAAAAAGTCCACTATATGAACTACTTGCATTGCTTGTAAAAGTGAAATGCTTAGTTGCACCATTAAAGCGATCATAAGTAACCCAGTTTCCAGTTCCGTTTCTTTGCTTAATTATAAAAAAGCTAGGTTTGACACCAAGTCCATGACCTACTGTTGCTCCTGATGTACCATTACCTGTGTATGAAATAATTGAAAAACCTGATGTGGCACTTGCTCTAACTGATGCTGATATTGTGCCAGTGCTGTTTGTAGCAGTAGAACCACCAGCGTTCCAGCACCAAGCAACATAAGTTCCACTTGAATTATTTACAGCAGCCTCAGTTCCTACATCAAAACCATCTGTGTTGAATCCATTTATTAATTGTGAACCACCAGATGACTCAGCATCAACAGTATTTGTAACCATGTAATTACCAGCACCTAAAATTGTATTTGCCAAAATATGAAAATTATTATTATTTCTTCTTTTTACCCAAACCCAGTCAGGGGCAAAATTAAATCCTTGCACTGCTCTTTGTGAACCAGTACCACTGTAAGTAATAGCATCAAAGTATTTATCACCTTTTGGAATTGTAGGCTCTGGCAAATTTTGTGAATTTAAAGCTTTGTAACCTGTTGGGATGCTATAAGTAAATCCCTGTTGGCCAAAATTAACAGAAATCGAATGTGTTCCAGCACTTGAACCATCACCAAAAGCAGGAGTAAAACCACCTGTTAATCCTGTAAATGCAGTTCCTTGACTAGAATTATTTTTTAAAAATTCTATAGTTCCATTATCTAAATCTAATTTTGTTCCAATAACATCATTGGTTGTATAACTTGCTCCGTAAGATGTATTAGTGTTGTTGTTATATTTTGTTCCATTGTTTTGGTATGAAAAGCTAGATGATGTCACACCCGGCTCATAGAATGGTGTTCCAACAAAATCCTCTATGCGTTCATCAAGAATACCAATATGTATAGCTGCACCACTAGCAGCAGTTACAGTTGTTTCCCAGTACCATTTTCCACTTCTTACAACAATATTACTTCCAATTCCACCACCACCAGAAACAGTTCCAAAGTTTGCACTGAGATTACCATTAATAGGCGTAACATTTCCACCAGCTATCATCGCTGTAGGATTTAAAGTACACCAGTTATTAGTTGGTGTATCTAGGACTGAATCATTTTCAATTCCAGAGCTAACAGAAAAATTGAATGGAGTCATATTATTTCCATTTCCAGAATAGTCTTTGCCTAAAGTTGTCGCAGTAGTACCTGAATTATCTGTAAAAGCCATGTACCAGCCGTTATTGCCATAAGTACCCGAGTATTCTATGGGTTTATAAAAACCTGTAACATCATCTGTTTCTGCAAAATTTGAAGGGTCTAAAGATTGACCATCTACAAAATGTGCCTCAGCAATATAACCCCTGTAAAATCTTGTAGCACCACCATTTATATCGTGACAACCTAAATACTGAACTCTACTTCCTTTATTCCAAGTAAGTTCTTGATTTTGACCTATACTGTTACCCATCCCTATATCAGTTCCGTTTGTATAAACTCTCATCCTGTTGGATTGAGTACTCTGTGTTGTATCACATTGAACTACAATGTGCATCCAAGCTGTAGGGTCTCTATAATCACCTGCACTGGTATTAGTTCCCATGCTTGAAGCACCATCAAAAGTTTCAAATTTAAAGTCGTTACGACCTACAGCAAATTGAAATCCTCTTGTTGATATCGAACCAGTGTAATAATCATTACCAAATAACATTTCCATGTCATTGCCATTTACTATGGCATCACGTTTTATCCATAAACTCATAGTCCAAATTTTTACATTTGTTGGACTACTTACACTTGTTCTTTTGAAATAAGCATCATCAGTTTCACCATTAAATCTTACACTTCTTGCTACTTCATAATCTTTAGCTCCAGAAGCTCCTCCTCGAATCGTATCAAATAAAGCCATTTATTTTACATCCGCAGTAAACGCACAATGAATCACACTACTTGCCCTGACAATATAATCTATTCTATCGACTGCCCCTGCCGCTGTCGATAATGTTGGTGCTGTGCCTCCAGCAAATTTATAAGCTGAGTTGAAAGATAATGTTCTTGAACCTGTGCCATCTTGAATTATAAAAATTGACCCACATTGACCAATAGCACTTGAAGTATTGCTATGAGATAGGGTTCTATTGCCTCCTAGCGTTACAACAAAATGAA